TTAGGTTGAGCGACCCTCGCTACGATTTTGTTGTTTTTTAACGCCCTTCCCATTTTTACGTTCGTATTGATGATGAATAAACCAAGCGACGAGCAGTACGCCAGCCAGACCAAAAACGAACAACAACAGCTCTATTGCGGGACCCTCGTGTGAAAACATGTTTCGTTCCTCGTCCTGAAGTATCGCGCCTCAAAAACTGGCGCCTCCGAAATTATCCGTAACAATCCATACATTTTCAGGGTAGACGCCGAAACTCGAGGTGACAACCCCAATACTCACGGAACCATTGATCTAGACACGTCATTCGTCGAAAAAACGTTCGCGAGCGCGCTAGCGTCAGCGATACGAGCACAAGAAGGAGGTCGTGACTACTGCACCTGCCCCAATCGCAAACCGCTTGAAATGATGCGGAAACGATCAGGATTGAGGCGGGGTAGCCGCCCCAAACCCCAGAAACACAAAAGCCCCGCTAGTGCGGGGCTTTCGTTTGAATCTTGGCGGGAAACCAGGGATTCGAACCCTGGAGACGCTATTAACGTCCGCCGGTTTTCAAGACCGATATGCAAACACAATCAGGCCGTGGCCTTGAGAGCCATCGGAGTTCCTTAATCGCTAACATCTGACCGGGCTGGAAGCCGCATTCTACAAGGGGTGCGCTTTTAGTTTCGGAACCGATTTACCCCCTCATCCGGCGTTCTGCCGATCATACAAAACCACCCCAGAAGCACATCCGGTACTACGCTGTTTACTCCACGGAGAAACAACGATGCCAAATTCAGACCTGATCCCCACCCTGCTTTCAAAGCTCTACGAAAACCAACTAGCCCTCGAAGCTTCCATCATGGAGTTGTCAAACTGGGTGGCGCAGCGAGGCTCTGCCGATGTCGCCGAGAATGTGCGCGGAGCGCTGGACACAATCGACCGCAACGAGGAATTCATCAAACTGAGTCTGGCAGTCCTCATGTCGCCCGAGTGAAGCTCATCAGGTGATGAGCGCGTTTCTACTTGCAAGCCACCGACCAAAGCTGATCCAGCCTCGTCGTATAGCTCTGGCTCATCATTTCCCGGCGCATCCCCCAGTCGGGGTTTGTCGGCACGCTGGCCGAACGTAGCGTTCCCCTTCCCCACCTTTCGTTGATCCGGTCAAGCACGGCCATCACCCTGGTGGCCTCGGCTGGCTGAGACACCGCAAATAGATCATCCGTGTATTCGCCTGGCTGGCACAGATTGAGCAACATCACCTCGGCTTTGCTGTATTTGAAGCCTGGGCGGTAGATGTGATCGACCGCATCGACGGCAGCCTTTGTCAGCAGGCGTACGTCATCGGTGGGGTACAGTAGATCTACTACCACCCCGTTTGCGTACTTGGCCTCGTCCGGATTGAACATGCCTGTCCGGATGCAGACACGGACCTTTTTGCACAGTGAGCCTTGGGCGCGAAGCTTTTCAGAGGCGCGCATCATGTAGGTGGCCAACGCTTCTTTGATCGGCGGCAGCTCCGTAAGGCGCTTGCCAAACATCCGGCTACAGCAGATTTCCTGTTTGGGTGGGTCGGGCTCGTCCAGCTCCAGGCATGAGGTGCCGGCCAACTCGCGGGCAGTCTTCTCGATCACAACGCTGAACTTCTTGCGGAGCGTCCACGCGTCGGCCTTGGCCAGGTCCATAGCGGACTTGATACCCAGCGCGTCGAGGTGGAGTTTCATCTTCCGCCCGACACCCCACACCTCCGAAACGTCGGTGTTGCGCAATACCCAGTCACGCTTGGCCGGATCGGTGATGTTTACCACCCCGCCGGTCTGGGCTTGCAAGCGCTTCGCTGTGTGGTTGGCCAGCTTAGCCAGGGTCTTGGTGTGGGCGATTCCCACCCCCACCGGGATTCCGGTGTACTGAAAGACCCTGGTGCGAATCTGGCGGCCGAGGGCATCCAGACCTTCGATACCCGACAGATCGGCAAAAGCCTCATCGATGCTGTATATCTCGACGGCGGGCACCATGCTCTCGATCAGCGTCATGACTCGCTCGCTCATATCCCCGTACAGGGCGTAATTTGAGGAAAACGGGACAATGCCGTGCTGCTTGAGCTTGTGCTTGATCTGGAAATACGGCTCCCCCATTTTGATAAATGGCTTGGCATCGTAGCTACGAGCAATCACACAGCCGTCGTTGTTCGAAAGGACGACGATAGGCACCTTTGCCAGATCCGGGCGAAAGACACGCTCGCAGCTCGCATAAAAGCTGTTGCAGTCGATCAGGGCAAAGACTGGTTCCGGCTTAGACATGGCTGCGCACGGTGTTGGTGATCACACCCCAGATGGAAAGTTCGTCTCCCTCCAGGATGTAGCGTGCCGGATATTTCGGGTTTTCCGACAACAGGATGACCTCTTTCCCGCGCCTGCACAGCCGCTTGCAGATGGGGTCATTGTTGAGAAGTGCCACGACCACGTGCCCGTGGGCCGGCTCAATGGACCGGTCTACGACAGCCAGGTCACCCTCGAAAATACCGGCCCCCTGCATGCTCTCACCGGTGATGGCTATCAGGTAGACGTGCGGCGCCCTGATATTTAAGACCTCATCCAATGAGATGTGCTGCTCGATGTGATCGGCTGCCGGCGATGGAAAACCCGCTGGCACCCGAAACGAGCAGAAAGGCAGCTTCGTGCCGCCTTCGGATATAGGGCCTAAAATGGTAAAGCTCATGACGCAGCCTTCTACAAATACTGTACGAATGTACAGTTAACTTTGCAGTCGGCTTTCGGTCAATTTTTCTGTAGGGGATTTCGACAGACGGAGGGGCTTATGTGCGGGAGGATTTCGCAGTACAGCGATATTCGAGAGTACGTTGCAACGCTGGCCATGGTCGGCACCCTGGTGAACTTCGTGGGTGAGGCGCCGATTGAGCGCTACAACGTCGCCCCGTCCACCCAGGTCGTCCTACTCCACATCCAGGGCGAGCTGTTGCATGCCGACTCCGTACGCTGGGGATGGCGGCCGCACTGGGCCAAGGACCGCGCTGCGCCGATCAATGCCCGCGTCGAGAAGGTAGCCCACGGGCCATTCTTCCGAGCGATATGGCCACACCGGGCAATCACACCAATTGATAACTGGTTTGAGTGGGTGGATGAAGGTGGGCCGAAGAAACAGCCCTACCTGATCCGCCGGCGTGACGGCGCCCCCGTGCTGTGTGCGTCCATCGGCCAACTACCCGATGCCGATGAAGGCCCGGGCGAGCATGACGGCTTTGTGATCATCACCGCCGACAGTGCCGGCGGCATGGTGGACATTCACGACCGGCGCCCCGTGGTACTGGCGCCAGACCTGGCCCGGGAATGGTTGGACCTAACCACGCCAAGAGAGCGTGCCGAGCAGATAGTACTGCACCAGGGCGAGCCAGCGGAGGTGTTTGAGTGGTTCAAAGTCGACACGGCGGTGGGCAATGTAAGGAACAAAGGTCCGGAGCTGATCGAACCTGTATAGCGATGCGTGCCGGGAGCCGCAAACAAAGGATTTCGAATCCGTTATCAATCATAAAATTATTGAGATACAAATATTTTTTATCAATATAATCAATGACATTAGCGATGTCATGTCACCGCAGCATTCCATATGATTTGGGGGACCAATCCCCTCAAAATTCCCCCACGTCCATTATCATCGCAACAAAAAGCCTTCCGATCCTTGAGATAAGCTCGCACAGCCACCATTTAGCCATCAACCATCCCGCCACACACAGGCAAAGGGAAGGCGAAATACACTAACTCAAAAGGATGGAGAAATGGCCAAAAAGTCAAGGTTCTACCACATCAAAACCCGCAACGGCTATGGCCCTTTAGGGGACTGGATCGTCCCGGCGCGAACAAAACTACATGCCGAGAGCTACTTTAGAACTCAAGACGTTGCTACGTACTACAGCAAGCACATCGGCCAAGTCGATGTCCAAACCTATCCCGATACAAGCAGTGGCGTGATCTTCTTCGCAACGATCCACGAACAACTGTTCCGATTTGAACAGGGAGAGGTAGGATACGACTGGCTTAAAGAGCTCTTCCTGTCCCAGTACAACGTGGCAGAGCAAGACTTGATGGAGGATTTTGACTGAGGGATTTTCGGAGCATCGGTCAGCGGCAGGCGTTGACCGCGGACTCCAGGACGCGCTCATAACCGATCCGCTGTCGACGCTCAGCCAGCAGCGCCCGCACCTTCACTTCCAGGCTGTCGGACTTCTTGAGTCCGGCGGCTGCCCACGGCGGCACTGCCACTGCCTTCGTCTTGCACGGAACCAGCACCGGCACGTCTACCCGCACTGTTCGCACCTCGTGCTCCCTCTCCGCGCATCCGGCCAGCACCAGGGTCAGCGCCACCACCAGATATCTCATAACCCCAGCTCCTGATCGATAATCGACGCGGCAGCCTGGGCAGAATCGCCGTCGGTTCGCTCCTGCAATAGCCGATTGGCTGCGGCGTAGTCTGGCTGGGCCTCTTGCGCTGCCTTGTCCTGGGCCAGGGTTGCCGCCTGCTCGCGATCCTTTCCCGCCTGGGCCAGCTCGCCCAGCTTCCGCCCCTGCTCGCCCGCCATCGCTTCCAGGTTGTCGCGGGCAGCCTTGGTACTGACCAGATCGCTATTGGCCGAATCGAGCAGCGGCCGATAATGACTGGAGGCAAGCCATACACCACCAGCGGCACCCAGCACGAGAAACAGGATCGCAGCCAGTCCCAGGCTAAGCAGATCATGCACGGCCGTCATGGCAGCACCTTCAGCGCCTTGTCATACAGCGCCTTGCGGTCATCCTGCCCGTTGAGCCCACCATTGATGCGTCGAGTGATCGTCACGAACGCCCCCTGGTCAGCCAGATTGTTCAGCCCACGGGTGGACCAGAACCACGCCGCCGACATTGCGGCATATCGCGCTTGCTCCAGCAACGTGGGTTGATTGATCAGGTCCAAGCCCAACGCATCACCACATGCCTTGTAGTTTGCCCGGCCAGTAATCTGGATCAGGCCACGACCACGGTACTTGGAGCCGTCGCCCGCTACTGTGTTGCCCAGGTCAGCGCGACCCTCATAGCCGGCCTGCGCCGCCGTCGGCCCCCAAATCTCGCGCACGTAACGCAGTTGGCCAGACTCGTGCCCTACCTGGGCAATGAACGCAGCTATGCGCAAGCGGGTCACGATCCCGTACTTGCCCATGGCAGTGTTCAATACAGGAACAAAAACGCCGGCTTGGCGGCCGGCGTTCGGGAGGATTTGCAGCAACTGCTGCTGGGTAATCGACATACTGACTCCTAACGAGAGTAACCCCCCGCACGGCGGGGAGCGGTGATACCAGTCCCGGTCAAAGGTTTACAACCTTGACCGGCTTTTTCTCCTTCTTCTTTTTCTTGCCTTTAGCGGTGGCCTTGCCCTTTTTCCCGCCATTACATTCAACCGTCGTACTCCAGCCGGATTGGGTAAACACCTGCTCCACCGAGTCCACCAGGTATTCGCCATCCAAGCCGCCCTTGAACCCCACGGCGTTGATTTGTCGCTCGGCAAACAGGTCAGTGCGCCCAGCCATTTCGAGCCGGACGCCGGCCGTCGAACGATTAAAGGCCGCCAGCCTGGCCTTGGCGGCCTGCTCAGCGGCGCTTTTGTTCGGGTAGATATGCCGGTCTGTGTGAACTGGGGGGAGGCCGCCCGGGGCGTCTTCATTGTCCAGGGACACAATGGAAAGTTTGCCGCTCGCCTTGTCTTGGTACTTGGTCGCCACGGCCTTATGGGTGCTACGGTCGCCAAGCCGGAATTGCCAGCGACTTACATCGCTGCGCGTTACGGTAACGACGCCCAGCGCTTTGCCGCTCGCGCTTTGCCCGCCCTGCCGGGGCATAACTACCAACTTCCCGTCACCGACCTTCGCCGTGCAGTCGTACTGCTTGGCCAAGCGCGTGATGAAATTAAAATCCGACTCGCTCAGCTGGTCAGTCCTGGGCACTTTGGTGGCGACCGAACATGCCGCCTGCCAGCCGTTCCTGGCCGCGATATCGCGCACGATTTCCGACAGCGGCACGTTTTCCCAGCTGCCGTTGCGAATGGTCTTGCCGCTCCCACGCATGTCGCTGGCCTTGCCCCTGATTACCAACGTGTCCGGTGGGCCGGACAATTCCACCTCATCTACGACATAACGGCCCAGGCGGGCCAATGCGCTGCCGACATACCCCAAGTAAAGCTCAATGCCAGCACCGCGCGCCGGTAGCGAGACCACGCCGTCGCGGTCATCAATGCGCAACTCAAATTCGTCCGAATCCATCCCGGGCTTGTCCGACGTGCGCAACAGCAAAAGCCGATCGTTAATCGTGGCGGTAATGTCCGCCCCGTCCGCGACGATCCGAAAAGTTGGTTTCATTGGGTGATCCCGAATGACGGATAGACTCAGGGCCTGGCCGCTATAGAATTTGCGGCTGATTAATCAGCCAGTAAGGAATGAATGGATGAAACGGATTTGCCTAGTGGGCTTGCTCGCCTGCGCCGCCCTGCCTGCCATCGGCCAGGAAAAGCTCAGGATTATTGACCTGGGCGAGCCTGACCCGACGACCAGCCAAGCGCCCAGCGAACCGAGGCCAACGGCCCCGGCGCCAACAGCGGGCCAGGCCCTGGCCTTTATCGAACGCTTGAGCGCGACTGTAGAAAAGGGCATGGAACAACTCAGTAACCCGCAGGCCGACCCGAACCAACGGCGCAGGCAGGCTCAGGCGCTGGCCGCGCTCGAGGACGAAGCGCAACGCTTCGGCGTGCTGTTTACGCCCTTCCACAAGTGCAATGAGGCCGCTATAGACGCGGCATCAGCCTGGCAAGGACTGATAGCCAACGATGCCAAACGCTTCGATAGCGCGTTCGACAGCTACGCCAAGGCCGAAACGGAATGCCGGGAAGCGGCGGACCAAGGCTAGTCCCACAACATCACGACTTCTTCCCGCGCGGCCGGCAACTCAGGCAGCACAATGACCACGCCGGACCGGTAAGGCTGCACCTCATCGGCAAGGCCCTGATTGGCATCAAGCACGGCCTCCATGGTGCCGTTGAGGTGGCCATAGAAGTTATGACAGATGGTGTCCAACAGATCCCCGTCAGCCGTTCTGCATGTCGTCGCCATAGCGCACAAACTCCAAAGTAAACGCCTGCTTGCGCGGGATGGCGCCAGGCAACAGCGCGCTTTGTTCTTCCTCAATACTCTTGAGGCACCAATTGCCCAGGACGTGGCCATAGCCGGTGGTCAACCCCAGCGGGAGAAGACGCGAACCAATACGGCGCAGCGTATCCAGCTGCTTTAACCCCCCCTTGAATCCCGGAAAAATGGCGCCCTTAAGCGTCATTTTTTCCTCGCCCATGCCCACGGCCTGCTGTGCCGGCCGCCGGCTTAAACGCTCCTGCGAAGCCCATCGAAACTCTGTAGAGCGCCGCAGTTCATCAAAGGCCGCCGTATCCAAGTTGAAGAAATACGGTTCCTCCCTGGGGTCTAGCGGCTGGATGATCAGCAGGTGCGGAAACGGCTTAACCGCCTCCGGCGCCGGCGTCGCGTTCGCGGCAAACGCCCCCGTGGGAAAGATATTGGCCAGCGACGGACTGACCTTGCCGGCGATTTTGTTAATCGCCGCACCAGCCTTGCCGGCTTGTTCCTTCAGCACCCCCATGCGTTCGTCAATTTGTGACGCGGCGCGGGTAGCCTTGTTATAGGTCTCCAACACCGTACCGACCTTTGCCTGGGCAGCGTTCACGCCGCGCATAACACGCTGAAGCTTTTCGCCCATGGCCGGGCCAATCACCGGCAACCCCTCCAGCTCCGACGCCGCGCCGGTAATTTCACCAATGGCCCCATTAAGGGGCCCAATCATTCCATCAAGGCTACGCCGGCCGGCCTCGCCAGTCGTGGCCAGGTACTTCAGCCCGGCCTGGAGCTGGTCTAAGTACCCCGGGTCTTTCGTGTCTTTGTCCACGTCCCCCCCCTTACCCCACATGAGGCTCATCAAAAAGGCTTGCACTTGAAAGCTGACGGCTGATTTCTTGCCGATGGTTTTGCAAGTACGGCTCAATTTCCCGGGCCAGCTGCTGGGGGTCTTTCACATCCCCTTTCACGGTCAAACTGAACGGCGCCGACACATGCACCACCTGCTCAAACTTCGCCCGTTCTGGCTTCACCGGTGGCAACGGCTTAGGCACTGCCGCACCAGGCTTAACTGCCTGCGCCTGGGCCAGCGCTCTAACCAGATCGCCAACCTCAGACCCAGGCCCGTTACGCGTAACGCCCTGCCCATCAAGAACGCGATCAGGCATCAAAGCCGGCGCCGGCGCGTCCCCCTTGCGCCCGCTGGCAGGCACAACCAAGGGAACCGGCAATAACAGTGGTGGCGTGTTAGGACGCCCCGAAGGCGCGGCTGGTGCAGTTACACGCACAACCGGGGCAAGCGGTAGCACGGGCGAAGGGTCACGTCCCGGGCCGCCGCGTAGCGGTCCCAACGGCGCATTTACCGGCAGCATCGGTTGACCAGGCGCAGCATCACGCCCAGGTGCAACCTGCACCATCGCCGGCGCCGGCGCCGATGTCACAGGCGCCGCGTTACGGCCAGGCGGCGTAACGGCGTCCGCCCTCGATGTCGGCCCGGGTGCCGGCACCGGTGGCCGCTGAAGCATCAAAGGCACCGGCGGCGCCACTTTCGGCGGCGCTTTGAACGACGCAGCAATATCCCCCAGCACCGGCGGAATATTCTTGCCGGCATCGGCCATCATCAGCGGCCCGGCCGCAGGCATTACCTTCGTTGCCGGATCACTGCCAAACATGGCCTTGCCGGCATAACCGCCCAGGGCCTGGCCACCGGTACTCCCCAAGTAAGCCCCGATCAGGCCACCCACCACGGTACCAATCACCGGCACCATCGAACCGATGGCCGCGCCGGCCGCAGCACCGGCCAGGGTGCCGGCTAAATTGCCCGCCGCCTCACCGTAACCCTCAGCCATTTCATCGCGCGTTTCGGCGTTGTCGTAGGTGTCCTTGGCCATCAACAGCGAGTCGACCGCCGCAAAAACCGCCGTACCCTTGACCATGCCGCCGGTATTCATGCCCACACCCTGGCGGACTGGTGCAGGGCGAGCCGAACCCGGTGCAGCAGTAGGCGGAGTTGCTGCCGCCCGGGCCGCTGGCGAGGACGGCTTGCCCTTCTTGGTTTTTTTGCGGCGCTTACTGTCGCCGGCATCCATGCCAGGACCATCAAGCCCGCCGGCCGGCATATTGGTGACGATTACGCGCTGGGGAATGTTGGGATCACCGCCGCGCAGTCCGCCACGGGCTATATTCAGCAGCCCTCGGCCGATTTTCACGCTGTTTACAACACCTCGAAAACCGATAAGCCCGGCGGTGATCGCGGCGACACTGGAAACCACCTTGGGCGATTCATCGCCCAGCGAGCTAAGCCCACGCCCAACCCAGGCCAGGCCATCCGCCACACCATCCGTCATCGGGCGGATGGCGTCGCCAATCATGCGCATAGAGTCATCCATGCTCTGCGCCATCTCGGCCCACTTTTGCGCGGACGCCTCCCGGCGCTCGGCCAGGTTTTTATCCAGAATGCCCGTGGCTGACTTGGAGTCGTTCTTGAGCTGTTCGTATAGCGCTTTGTTCTGCGTGTAAGCCGTGAGGGCGGCTTTCACTTGCATGTCGGCAAAAATATCGCCGGTTCGCAATGCCTGCTCCAAAGAGTCAATCATTGCCTTGGCTTTTACCGGATCGGTCTCCTTGTTGATCTTTGCGGTGGCCTCGGCCATTGCCTTGGCTTTCGCCGGGTCCGTCGCCGCAACGTAGCGCTGGGCCAGCGCCAAGCTCGCCTCCAGTGTCGACATGCCCTTTTGTAGCCCTGTTTGCATGGAACCCTGATAGTCGATCCCGGCCTTTTTGTAGGCCATGACGGTATCGCGGGCGCCGATTTTCTCCATCCAGTTTTTCAGGTTGTTGGCCGCCTCATCGGCACCACCTGCAGTTTTCATTTGCACTTGCAGCATCGCGCCCAGCTGCGTCACGGCATCCATGCCGGTAATGCCCAGCTTGCCCATGCCCGCCAGCATTTCCGGCGCCCATCGGGCCATGTCGCTGGCCTCGAAGCTACCGGCCTGGCCCTGATAGGCGATGGCCTCAAGGGCTTGTTGCATGACCTTGGGGTCGGTGATTTTGGCGTTCTGCCCCAGGGCGTTGATCATCTTGGCGGTGTCTTCAGCTCCCGCACCCTGGCCCACGACGAACTTGGCCGCCGTAGGCGCATACGACAGCGCCTCAGACAGATCCATGCCCGCCCCAACCAGGGAGTTCACCACCTGCGCTACTTCATTGCGGCCCATTCCCGCGTCACGGGAAGTCTGCAAAATGGTTTGGGACATTTGCTTTTCTTGCGGGGCATTGGCAATGCCCGCCTTGATCGCAATATCCCGAATGATTGCGCCATAGTCAGCGCTGACCTTCGTAGGCACCGCCACAGCGGCGGACAACCCCACCGCCTGGCCGACAGTGCTTTTCATACCCTCACGGCCGGCCTGGATTTGTTGGTGCCCCAGCGCTTTCAGCTCAGCTTTGCGCGCCGTACGGCCCAACGTCTGATAGGCCTTTTCCAGCCGGCCGACCTCGATGCCCTGTTTCTTGAGGCTGGCCAGGTTGGCATCGAGCTTGGTCAGTAGCGTGCTTGCGCCATTCTCCCCCGCCAGGTGCGCCTTGCGCCATTCTTCACGAAGCCGGATCGTGTCGCCAATGGTGTTTTGAAGAACCCGGGCTTTTGCCCCAGTCGCCTCCAGGCGCTTTATGCGGCTTTCAACGTCCTTGAACGCCGAACCCACGGTGGAGCTAACAGCCCCACCAATGACGATACCAAGCGCTAATTTGCTTGCCATGTGCTTGCCCTATGCGTCGTGTGGCTCAATAGCGGCTCAATCCGTGAGCCACCACACCATGTCTGAAGCCGGCATGTCCAACAGCTCAGCTGCCGAAAAATGCAGCTCGGCCGCCAAGCGTTTGGCCATCATTTTCAATTGCCCGGCGTCACACCCCGACTTCGTTATCCAGGCGAAAATAACCTTCCTGAAGGCGCTTGTAGTCCACCGTTTTGATAGCCCCCAAGTCCTTTTCCCCGATTTGGGTAAGACTGCACAGCAGGTTAACTTCCAGCTGCTCCTGATCGCCGTTAGCCGTGGCACTGGCGGCGCGAAGGTCGCGCAAGCAAGGCGCGCGCATCGGGATCTTGTCGCGTTTCATACCCTCGACCTCAAGCGGATACTTGAGCGTCACCACAGCGCCGTCGGCCGTTACTTCCAGCCACTCGGGCAATGTTTGGTCAGTTGCTTTCATGTTCTTTTATCCTTAGAGAGCCAGTGCGGCACGCATTGCTGTGTATTGGTCAACGCCGTTGATAACCCGCACACAGGCCACGGGGTCGATTTCGTACATCACACGGCCGTCGATTTCCAACTTGTAGTAAGTGACGGCAATCGAGTGTTTCAGCTCGGCCTTTTCACCGGCTTTCCAGTCGCCCATGTCCAGCTCTTTGAGCATGCCCCGGACGGTTGCAACGACTGGGGTAATGCGGCCTTTATGGCCCTTGAAAGCCCCACGGAACACCGCATTACATGCGGTCTGATCAGCGAGCCCCACGAACTTCATGGACTCGCGGCGAACGCCGGTCGTGACAAAGCCGGCCTCCATCTTCTCCAGGCCCATATCCATTTCGATGGAGCCACCCATACCGCCGCCGCGATATTCGTCGGTCTTCACCACGATCTTGGGGAGGGTCATGCTTGGAACGTCACCGGTAAAGCTGATGCCGTCCACGAACAGGTTGGTATTCACCAATACTTCAGGAATCATTTAGCAGCCTCCTTAGGCGGCAGTGTCGAGGACTTCGGTCAACCATTGGTTGGTGACTTCAACGCGGAAGTTAGGGTTTTCAGCCGGCGGCACATCGGTAAACCGGATGTTCCAGAACACCTTGCCTTGCTCCAGTTGGCTGGCCGTGTTCAGTTCGGTATCCGCGTAAACTTCGAAGTTGATCACCGCACCCTGATTTTTCAGGTCACGCATGAACGCCTGAAGCCCTTCGGTTACGTCGCTGACGTAAGTCTTGGTAATGCTGCGATCCACCGCCCATTTGTGGCCGGCCAGAATCGCGTCCATGACGATATCGACGGTGCGAACGCGGGTAACGAATGCCCATTTCGCATCACTGGAAAGCGTGCGGTTGCCCCATAAGCGGTAGCCGTCATCGCGAATGATGGTGGCAATATTGGCGTTATTGAGCAGGTTGGCCCGGCACGTTTCGTCACCGTCCAAGAACTCGATAGGACGGGCGGTACCGGTGATGCCAACAAACTCTTTGTTGGACGGCGACGCCCAAAATCCGTACTCCGCATCGGTATAAGCGAACATCCCCGCCGCCCAGGCAGACGCCGGGGAATCAATGGTCTTGCTCTCCACGGTGTCGAACTGCTGAACGCCCGGATCTACCATGTAGATGCGCTTGCTACCGAAGTTCTTGGCGTACTCCATGGCCGCCTCATCGGTGGTGTTCGGGCCGTCCACGATTGCGATAGCGCGCAGCTTCGCAGCCAGGCCATCCATGGCGGTGGCCACCGCCTGCGTAGCGGAATGACCAGGGGCCACCAGCAAACGCGGCTGGGCGTTGAATCGGCTTTTACCATCCAGCAGGGCCGCCAAGCCCGTACGCTTACCATCGGCCTTTACGCCACCGATGATGGCCGAGGTTTGCAGCGCCTTGTCTTCAAGCTTGGCAACGCCACAAGCGACGATCACGGCCTTGGAGCGGGTGAAAATTGCTTTAGCTGCGCGGGTGATTGCGGAATCTGGCCCGAAAGCGGCCACCGCTTCGCTTTCGCGCGTCAGTAGCACCAGGTCGCCAGGCTGCGCGGAGAACTCCGGCGCCACGGTGAAAGTGTCCACCAGGCCGATAATGGACGACGATGGCAGCGCAATAGCGCGCGCGCCGGTGTCGACCAGCGTTACGGTAACGCCGTGAAAACGACTTGTAGAAGGCATAGGCCCAATCTCCAGACATGAAAAAGCCCCGCACTGGCGAGGCTTGAGGGTTTAGCGAGGGAATGAAAAACGCCCCGACAGTGCGGGGCGTTATGGGGTTTGCTGATCTATCCAGGCGGGCCTGATAGGGCGGTGTTTCGTGTCGGGGAAGTCCGACGCCTGGGGCCAATCGCGCAACGATTGCATGTAGCCCAACAGTTCGCCGTACTGCTCCACCGTCAGCGACGTGGCGCCGCCCAGCTCTACCTCATCACGGTGACGCTCGCGCAGCCACTTGACGCTTTCCAATTCACCGTCGCGCCACCGGCGTTCCGTACTGGCGTCTTCTTCGGCGGTCGATATCGGCGCAGTTTTGCCGCCTTTCTCAACCCAGGCCAAGTAGGCCACCCAATCGTTATTGCCCATGTCCTGGGGAATAAACACGCCGTCCGGCAAGCGCTGAACGCCCGCCGGGCTAAATTTATACTTGCTAGTATCCATGAGCCCCCCTTTAAATTTCAGAATCAGCGGTCCACTCGATTTGCATGGTATGGCCAGGCGCCGAGCCGCTTGGCGGGATGCAGGACAAAGCAAACCCTGTAGCCCACAAGCTTTGAATGTTGGTCGCCGTGCATGGCTTCTGCGTAGACTGCGCCCAAATCTGTGAGCTTTCCTCGCCAGGCGAGAACAGCGTTAGTGTGGGCACCACACGTTTAACCTCCCGAAAATCCATGCGCAACGCTGACTGCGACGCCAGAGCCGCCGCCGACTGTGTGAACGTTGCAATACAGGTCGAAGGCCCATTGTTCGACTTGCTGGGGTGATCCATAAGAAACGACTTTTCAAAGTATCGAAGACAGGCGCGGAATTCCTCTTGAACCGTATGCAGATCATAAGGTGTAGCGACGCTGCCAGACTCGACTTGGATATTGGTGATATCCGTAACATGCGAACCCGTCCCCCAGCTCGCTATAATCAGCTCTAAGTAGTCGTTAGAGACACCCATGCTTTTATTCACTACCGACGCCAGATCAAGCGTGACGATATACTTTTTATAAACCGGGGTTAAATCAACCGATGTTCCAACATCAATATCCGGCTGATTCGAACCAACCCCAAAGCTCTGCCGAAGAATTACAGCGCAAGTATGCGCAACGCTACTTCTCATAAAGAAAGAGATTGTAACTTTACCGCCCGCCAGCGTTTTCACATTTTCTATGCGCTGGCTTAAATTCCAGCCTTGTCCTGCGCCCTCCCGAGAAAGACGCAAACAGTATTTGGACTCGTTAATATTGGCTTCTTGTTCAACATTCATCTGACTCCAACTACAAATAGCATTGGTTGGGCTGTAGATCCTCCATCGATCAGGGCCGAATGCGCTTTCAGGGCCACCACTGGCCTTGCCTACAACGCCTGATTTACCGCGCTGCCATACTTGAAAAGCACCATTGATCAACCGATTTTTACGGTAGACATGAACAGGAAACAGTTGATTCGGGCTTTCAATTTGAGCCCTTACCAACTCAGTGTTGGCCACCCGCTTAGAACGGTCATCGACAGGGGCCGTAGGCGCGTTCTGCCCACCAAGCCACTGGAACGCCAGGGCCGAGGTTCCAAGCACCAGCGGGCCATCACTGCCCAGTTGCCAGATGGTATCGGCGTTTGCCGTACCCCGTTCCACCGTCACCATCAGACCGGGCGTCACCTTGTCGCTGCTGTCTGCGTCGACCGAGCGCGTCCAGCTATCAGGCCCGACCACGTACAAGCCGTTGTCTTTCGCTTGCGCCTGATCTTTTACCAGCACTCGCGAACCCGCTGGCACCGCGAACCCGTCGATGGCTTGAATGCCCGCCAGGACCACGGGCCCCGTGGTAGCGACCAATACCGACTGCTTAAAGTCCAGTCTGTTAATGGCGCCGGCAATAGACTCGTCTACATAGCGGCGCGTTGCCGTTACGACCGAAGGGTCGATATTTAGCACCACGTTAGTGGAACTCTTGACGATGAAATTCATGCGGACGGTTTGCGTCCGGCCGGCGCCCTGGGACAGCTTCGGCTTGAAGCTTGGCGCGCAGTTGGCCACCGCCACCAGATCCCCGTCCGAGTCGAACAACCCCAGCTCACGAATCCAGAAACCGCCCTCATCGGACGGAATGATCTGCTCGGCTACAAGGATGCCCGGGTTCGCTGGATCAGGGCCCAGCATGTTCAGCGGCGCACGGCGGCGCTCGTTGATCAACACCTTCTGCAAACGGTCCGGCATTGGGTCAGTGTTATTGGCGTCCCCCACGGCCATGTGGGTTAACTTCCAAGTCATCAGGCCGGCATCGGCTTTAACTTGCTTGGCCTCCCCCACGGCCGTAAGGATGGCGAAGAACTGCGAATTGGCATCAATCATGGGTATACATCCAAAAGGTCTATGGAATGTTCGCGGCCCGGCACGCCGACATAACAGTCAACCGAAATAAAGGCAGGTGTTAGGGGATAAACTTCAAGGTCATCTATGGTGTGTTCGCGACCACCGCCACCGATTACACCGGTCGCCTCGATTTCGCGAAGTACCGGCGGATAAACATCAATTTCGTCACCGTCATAGGCGCTCGCAAAGACGTTAATAGCGCCGGTACTTTCCAGGCTGATAGCCAACCCCGTCAGGTGCCGACTTACCGGCTTGGCGTCATCAATCAGCCTTTCCAACTCGGCATACATTTCTTCGGTAATGCCGGTTTCTAATACGCCGACCTTGAGTGCAAACGTGCCCGGCACCCCCTTGGGCGTGGTTTCGTACCAGTGCTGAACGTCGATCAGGTACCCAAGCGGCTCAACGACTCGCCGCAGGGCGCCTACAGTGCCCTTGTGAGCATGCACAAAGAACGATGAACGAATAACCGAGCGCTTGACCGCCTCCGACCAATTGTTGTCCCAGCGGTCGACTGACCAGGCCCAGGCCAGCAGCGGCAGATACGCAACGGGACACAAATCCGGGTTATAGAGCGTGCGCAACGGTATGTCGGTCTTACCGCCCGTGGCGGCCTCTATGGCGCGCTCCAGAAGCGTGCTGTTGAGCGGGAGAAGACTTTGCATGTCAGTCCCCCAGCTTTACGGTTACGCCCGCGCAGTAAGCCGCCTGGGCCTTGGTGGGCCGTATATCTGACCAGCCCGGCAACTCCACGCGTCTGACCCCATTGATATGCAACTGGGCGTCGATCCCCGAGCGCGCGACTTCAACACCCAGCCGACGCCGAGGGTTGACCCAAGCGCTCAGGCGTCGCTGCGCCTCAATCAGAATGCTCTCGTTCTCGGAGCCGGTGCCCTCCATGTGCAGGGTCGCATCAATGCGGTAATTGATTACCTCGGCTCCTTGCACAAAGATTCTGTCCGCCACCGGCAGAATATTGTCTTGGCTAAGGTGCGACTCTACTTGCTTCAGCAGTGCCGGCTCAGCAGTGCCGTCGCCGTTGAGGTGCTGCACAGTGACCACCACCACCGCCGGCGTCGGGCTTTCCGCCGTAGCGTCCCCGACTAACGCCGAGGCGTTACGCGCATGCCAGATGTAACTGTTACGCGGCCCGGCCGTGGTCAGCCCTTCGAACGCCGCTTGTACGCGTTCGCGCAACGCGTCGTCGGACTCCATCACTTTCGGCGTGGGAGGGAACGTGGTCAGATCCTCGGCCTGGATCACCAGGCGCTGGACGCTGACGTTTGAGGCGAGCCCGTCGAGGTCGCCGCCCTGGGCGTATGGCAACAACAGCGCCTTGGCGGCGTCGTTTACCCGGGCTCGCTCCTGCACGCGACGATAGGCGCCCAGCTCCAGCAATTTCACTACAGGATCGCTCTCAATCGGAGCGCTCCAATTGTCTCCCATGAACGAGCGAAACGCTTCTAACTGCTCAGCGTATATTTCCTCAAAGTCCAGGGGTTCCAGCACCTCGGGTACCGGCAGCGTCGACAAATCCACGGTACTCATACCGACACCTCAAGTAAGTGGCTTTCGCCCAGGTATTCGCCCTTCAGCTCCAGCGTTATCTGGCCGCCCACAACCGCCGTCACCCGCACACCTTCAAGCTTCAGTTGCGGCAACCAGCGCCCGAGGGCGCGCGCGGCTTCAGCCTGTACGGCGCTTTTCCAGCCACCAGACACAGGCAAGTCGACGTAGCGCCGGAGCTTGCTGCCGTACTCGGGACGTTGGCGGCGACTGCCCAGCGGAGTGGTCAGGCAGTCCTCAATGCACTGGCGCAAATACTCGATGCCGGAAATGATCTTGCCGGTACGGCGATCCATTCCCATCACCGGGCGTTACTCCTTGATCAGCTCAAACTCGGGATGCTCAGCCAGGTACTTCAGGGCCGGCTCATCGTCTGCCGTTACGGTAACGGTGAAGGCCTCAACCGGAAGCGCGCGACCGTCCTGCAGGATGATCATGCGCGTTCGATACACCTTGTCGCGGTACCGCACCTGGGCGCTGTTTGGCGGGGTGTTCTGTTCTGCGGTGTCGCCTTTGAGTGGCTTGGCCATGTTTCCTCCGGACATAAAAAAACCCGCACTGGGCGGGTTGTTGTGGATGGGTGTGTTAGTGCTTGTGGTTCGGGGTGTTACCCGTAGTGTCGATTACTTTCCCAAGGCCGGTAATGTCGCCAGTGACCAGTAAAGGGCCGTCAACCTTGACCGCACCTATCAAGCCGATATCACCCGCCGTTACCGTAACGCTGCTATCTGTCACCACGGCCGATGCGCCGCCGACCGATATAGTCACCGTGCCGCTGGGCAAAGTGATGGTGTAGGACTTGGCTTTCCAGTCGTAGACCAGGGAACCTCCATCAGCAAACCGCCACACCTCCACATGATCGCGGTTATCCGGCGGCGCGCCGGCGTTTCCGTAAAGCCCAGGAATGAACGTGCCCTGGGCGGCCTCACCGCTGGGACTGAACAACACTCCCTGCTCTCCCAGGCTGGGCGAGCGCCAGTGACGGGCCTTGCCAGCCGCCAGGCTGTGCCAGCGCACCCATGCGCTTGTCCAATCCCCATCCGAAACCCGACACGCCGGCGGCGATGCCGCCAGGTCGACCGCGACGACATAGCAAGGCTTGAGCATGGCCGCGATCATGCGGTCGTGCTGGGCCGTGGCGTAGCCACTCACGGGATATCCTCCGGCGCGACATACTGCTGTTCACTACCAGGCCCAATATCCGGACTGAAACCGAACACCAGCGAGCCAGGCGGTTCATCTGGCCAAGGCCAATCGGAATCACCAAGTTCAAAGGGCTGAATCCACTGAACCGACCACATGACAAACTGCTCAAGATCCAGCGTTGGGGCTTCTGGCTGCGCGTGTACCTGCTCCGGGGGGCCGGTAACAAAATCCACATCCCACAACTGATCCTTTAGCACGGTCATCATCTGGCCAGCCAAGATAGCAGCCTGGAGCGATGCCCTGGGGCGATCGGCCTCCACCAGAATGCAGGACTGAAAACGACCAATGACCGCCGTTTTCCCCTCCCCCCGGTCCACGCCCGGGGCCATATCAGTGATCCCGTACAACAGCGCCGGCGTCTTCACCTCGGCGCCCAACTCCGGAAACTGCTCAACATGCACCACCTTGGGCATGCGCTCGCTGATAATGCGAGTAATCGCATCATGTAATGTCGTCAGTTCGCTCATTGGACACACTCAATACCAAGTCGATCATCCCGGAACCATCGGGCTTCAGACGGACAACCTTGTAGCGGCCACCGCCATCCAGGGCCGGCAGCTCAATGGTTAAATGATCGCCCCTCTTGACGCCCTGGACGTCGACCACACGCGCGGTAAGCGTGGGTTCCAACACCTCGTCGGCGTTGATTGCGCCGCCCAATCGCGCCGCACCCGTCTTACCGCCGCCAATCTCCGCGCCTACAAATGGCGAGGCGAAAGCGCCGGAAATGGGTCGACCATCCGCAAGGGCCACAGGATCGCCAAGACGCTCCACTAGTAGCGCGTCCATGCGCTCAGCCGTGGCCCGAAAACGGGGGCCAGGCATTACTGGACGATCAACACGTCGGCATAGCCTGCGACCGAATCGCTCAACAGCTTGCCGTAAGGGGCCGAACTAGCAGCACCAGCAGCAACCAGGCCCCCTTCTTTGACGCTGGCACTCATGCCAGCTTTCAAAGCTGCATCTGCCGGCACATTCCAGCAGCCGCCCGTGTGATAGACGATAGGCGTGCCCTTGGGGCCGCTCTGAAGCGGCATAACCGCCAGATCGTTGATTACTTGCGGGATACCCGCGATAGAGCCGCCAGTAGGCGCTGGCAGCGTCACAGTGGCGCCGCTGCTTACATGATTGGTAGACATGACAATTCTTCCTTTCCAGAAACAACAAACCCCGCACAGGGCGGGGCTTTCGGATAGCCAGCGAGTTACGCGCCGACAGACTTATTCAGGCCGCGCGCATCGAGCGCAGAAACGCCGGCGTCAATGCGTACCTTGGTAGCGATACCGTCGCTGGTAAAGCCTTCCATTTGGTCGATATACGGCACGTCGACGCCATCGAGGTAGGCCACCTCGATAGTGTCGCTGTTCTGCTTGCCAGCCAGGTACCAGGACGACGACGACGCGTCATCAAGACGCGGATCAGAAATAACCTGCGCAAAGTCCTTCATGGGGTTAACCACGCCGGCGTTAACCTGGGCATTCGGCACCGAGGCCGAGCGGATCAACTGATTGGCCTTGTCTTCCAGTGCCACAGGGCACAGCAGGAAGGCAGGTCGAATATTCAACGTCCGGGTCTTGTCGCCATCCTTGGCCGCCTTGGTCTTTTGCAGCGCCATGGCCGTTTTAGCCGTGCTCATCGCTTCTATGGACAACGCCGAAGCGTTACCGGTAAACAGGTTTTTGCGCGATGCATCGAACAGCGGCTTGCCGTCTTTCATCTTGCCGTTGTTGGTCAGAGTGTCGTACACCAGATCACCGATGGTAGCGCGGGCAGCTTCACCCATCAGCCGCGGAATCGCGCTCAAGGCGTCGAGGTCATCGTTGATGATGGCCTGGCGGTTGATGCTGAAGATTTCGCCGTAGGTGGCCAGACGGATCGTTTCGCCACTGTCACCGAGGGTGATGTACTTGTACTCCGCACCCGGGCGCACTTCGCGCAATGTGGAGAACGAACCCAGGCCCACGCGGTTGGCGACCTTAAAGTCACTCAGTCGGCCCTTCTTGGTCCACAACTGGTAGGTTTCCTCGGCCTGCTCCCAGCCTTGCAGCAACGACCGGTGGGACGCATCCAGCAGGATGTTACCGAAGTCGCTGGAGTCGTGAGTAAACGCCAGGCCAACCATGTCCATTGGGCGCAGGCTCGCCACGCCGATACCGCGATCAGACAACGACGCACGGGCCAGCTCGCGCAAGGTCATGTGGTTGTAAGCGTTGTCCGCCTCGTTTTCTTCCATGCCGAGGCGGCCATACAGCGAGGCTCGCACCCCATCACCCACGATATTGCCGTTGCTGACATGGCCAGGGTGGCGCTGGCTCGCGGTCGGGGTGGTTTTCTCACCGATGGCGGCCAACAGCTTGGCGTTCGCTACTTCCACAGTACAGGCGGTGTCGCCCAGGCAGGCATCACGCAATGTTTCGTGACCCGCAAACGATGCAAAGGCCGCGCTGATCGTATTACGACGCGAAGCTTCGACCGCAATGCCCTGGGCCAGAATTTGTTCATTGGTCAACGAAGCATTGGCCACCGAAGACGCAGGCTCGACAACAGGCACAACCGGCGGTGCCGGCACAGAGTTACGCGGGTTCATCAGGGTTTTCATATGCGGGGGCATGCTGGTGTACTCCTCCAGGCGTTTCGAATTGAGTTGAGCGGCCGCCTTGATAGGCTCTGACACTTGGTCTGCGAAGCCGGCCGCCACCGCCTCGTTTCCGTCCATCCACGTAGTCACCTTGAGCAACGCCGCGATTTCATCGACCGACTTGCCCGATTTGCGCGCATACGCCTGAATTAACGTGCCCTCGACCTTGTCGAGTAAATCGGCGTACTCGCGCATGTCATCCGCGTCACCAACCTGCCCGCCCCAAGGCTTGTGGATCATCATCATGGAATTGGCCGGCATGTAGATCACATCGCCCGCCATCGCCACGACGCTGGCCATGGATGCGGCCATGCCGTCGATGTACACCTCTACACGGGCCGAGTGCCCCCGCAGAATGTTGTACATGGCGGTGCCGTCCATCACGTCACCACCACCGGAATGAATGCGGAGATTGATTTGTGACACGTCACCGAGCGCGGCCAAGTCGCGCGCGAACTGGCGCGCCGTAATGCCCCACGCGCCGATATCGTCGTAAAGCATGACCTCGACAACCCCACGGGAAGCGGCGCGAATCGAATACCAGCTTTCCTCAGGCTTATTGGTCGGGCTTATCGACGCCCGTGGCCGCATCAGCGGCCCGTTGTTTTTCGTCATCATTGGGCTGATTCTTCCCGTAGATTTGGTGGTAGTAATCGGAGCTGAATACCAGCCCGTCCTTACGGTTCGCGGCGACTTCAGCCGCGCGCGACGCCTTAAGCTCTGAAGGGTTGCGCTGCCGCGAACGGACCACCTCGGCCTCATCAGCAAAGCCGGCCTCAACCAATAGTTTCCAGGCCGTTGCCTCATGCACCGGGTTAATCCAGGGCATCACCGGCCCCTGATAGAACGCGCCGTAAACCGTTCGAGGATCTACGCCGGCAGGCACGACCAGTTGGCCGCTCATGATCGCCATGCGCAGCCAGTCGCGATAAACCGGGCGACACCAGTAGTCGATAAACTCGTGTTGCAGCAGGTCGTAACCTAACTGCCCCTCCACCAGCTCCTGACGTTGAGCCGAGTAGGTGCCGTCATAGCTACGCGCAACACTGGAGTAGGTGCTACGGGAACCGGCCGCCACGGCCTTCAACTGGCCGTTACGGAAGCCCTCCAGAAACGGGTTAGGCCGGTTGCTCTCAATCATTCCGACATCTTCACCAGGCAACAGCGTGTCGATCACGATGCCCGGCGCGATTGGAAACGTGCGCTCGGCGCGAACTTCGCCGCTCGCCGGCGGCACAAAGTCCTCCGGCATGCCCTTCTTGATGTACATGGCCAACGCGGCGCTGATACGCGCGGCTACACGCTCGCTTTCCTCGTAGTCCTTGATATCCGCCAGGCGGATCAGCACTGCATGCAGCAGTGGCTGGCCACGGTTTTGGCCAATGCGCTTGCGGTGCGCGATGTGAATCATCTGCTCCACCGGCACCCGCTTGGTGTTCTGCGAAAAGTTGCCAGTCAGGTCGCCCGGGTGACTTTTCAGCAGGTGATACGCGCCCACCCGGCGCCATGCATTGCGCTCGATGCCCTGGACAACGCCTGTCGAATAGTCTGTGTATTCGACGGGCAAATAGTCTGGCTCCAGCAGCTCCAGGGCGAAGGGCACCCCGTGCAAATGCTCATAACCGGGCACCTTGCCCATCAGCTTTTGCGCCAACGCTTCGCCGTCACGTAGCCAGGTGCGGCACACCAGGCGCTCCATCTGCGGCCGTGTCAGCTCGCCGGACGCTTCAGGCTTCAGCGACCATTCGCCCCACAGGGCCTTGATCGCGGCCGCAAACTCCACATGCACGCTGCCGTCATAACCGAGCGGGATAGGCTCAACAGCGATGCCAGGCCCACCAACGACACGTTCTTCCAGGCGGTCGAACAGGCCGGTCACAATGTCGTGGTCTTCGTCCAGCTTCCGGCACTGCTCGCGCAATGACTTCAGCGTGCGTTGCAACGAAGCGTCAGCACTGCGCGGCTGTTTTTTCGCCTTGTGCGTGCGGGTAACAGTTGCGGCCTCAAAGGCCATAATCACGTTCCGAGCCCGCAGGCGCTCAGCCACCATTCCGGGAAACAGCGGCGCCAGGGCTTTATCCAGCAGGTTCAATCAAACACCGCCAGGGAATAACCCGGACGCCCTCCGCGCTGCACCAGGGCCAATCGGCGCTCCCATTCCTGGCGGCCCTTGATGATTGCCGGCAGATCCGACATGACGACACGACGGCCGTTGAAGGTAATGTCTTTACCAGCCAACACGTCCGCTTCGGCTTGCAGGTACTTATCTAGCATGTGCTGGGGATTCAAAGCCATGCGCTCGCTCCTGTTTCAATCCAGCCGCCGGCGGCTGGCTGGTGGTCTGGTTGAGGTTGGATCGCCGCCAGGGCCTGCTCAGGCTCCGGTTCGGCGTGCGGGGCTTCTAGCGCCGGGGTTTCGTCCAGTTCGTCCGGCTCGTCGTGTTCTTCCAGCACCTCCCAAACACCGGTCGCCGGGTTGAGGGTGGCCAGATACTCAAGGTCGAGGCCGAATTTCTCTTGGCTGATACGTAGCGCTGCCAGGGCGTACACGAAGCAGTCGAGCGCCTCGTTTCGCTTCTTGCTGGCATCCCAGCGAAGCACGCGGCGCCCTCGGGCCATGATCCATTTCTTGGTTTCGCTGGTGAGCTGCTTCAGCTCGTCGCCGTCGCAAATCAGGTCGTCCGCCGGGAAGTGAATTAGCCCGGGTACCGGACGCTCGCCGTCCGGCTGGATTTTGAGGCGGTTGTAAATCACCTCTTTGGCGTTGTCGGTACCGACTTCGGTTAGGTAGGTCTTTGACTTCTTTTCCTTACGCCGTGGGAAGCTGGCAATCGGCTTACCGTAGGTGCTGGCCCCGAAAATCGGGATCACCCAATGCACGCCATGTTTGCGGCTCTCCGCCCGAACATCGTCCGAATGGTGGCCACCAGAGTCCCAACACCAACGCTCTACCCGCATCCGCGTACCGTCTGCACGGGTATGCAGCTTATGCAGCTCAAGCCCAACCTTGCGTTTAAGGACCGCGCTGGATGGATCGCCATACAGGATGCAGCGGTACACCAGCCACGATTCCTCACCGGCGCCCCAGCCCCAAACCCGCAGCTCGTAACGGTCGTCTTGAGTATCTATCCCGCCAGTCAGCGCAACGACGCGGGCCGGCACCTTGGCCGCGTAGACCTCACGCCGGCCGTACAGCAACTCCCAGTCGACTTTCTCGGTAAGGTCTTCTTCCCACGGCTCGCCCAGCGTGGTGTTTACAAAGGTCTTGAGCTTGCCCCGGTCCTTGCCGGCCTTGACGCGCTCGTCTGCGATCTTCACCCACGTTGTGAACGTTGAATAAATCGTCCAGATATGGAACGTCAGACGGCGCGGGGTGCGGATAGGCTTATCATCCGCGCCGAACCACTCCATGCTGTCGCGTGTCCAGACGCCGGTTTTCTCGCAGATATAGCGACCGGTGCGTGACGCCTCGACCATCTGGTAATGCTCAAACGCACAGCCGTTGCCGGATTCGCAGAGGTACCAAGCCTTATCAACTTCGCCCAGGGCGTCCTTGGACCACTTGAGCCCAAACGCCTCATCCTTGCCGCCCCACTTCAGCGTCTGCTCAGTGCGGCAGTGCGGGCACTGGATGTGAAAGCGCAACAGGTAGGCCGATTCCTCGGCCGCTCGCGTAATCTGGCAGCTGCCCGCAAGCTTGGGCGTAGAGCCGCGAATCGACTTAGGAAAGGTCGCGCCCTCTAAACGCTTATCCCCCAGGAAGGTAGGCGAACCCTCGTTGTTAATGTCCGCATCGAAGCTCGACAGCTCGTCGTAGCCCACTTCATCCGGGCTTTTCTCCCGGTAGTTGCCGGCCGCTTTGCCGCCCAGCCACCACAACACCTTGCGGTTTTCGAAGGTCTTTTGATCTTCGGTATTGTCCTTGTGCTTTTTACCGAACCAAGGCGCCATGGCCTTAATTACCGGCACGTCGCGAATCATGGGGTCGACGTGCTTTTTCATGATGCCCTTGGCATCGTCGTCGGTCGGGCTCCACATGCAGATACTGCGTTTTTTATGCTTGAGCTTGTAGGCGATGTTCGCCATCAGCATCTTGGTGTAACCGATGCGCGCCGATTTCGGCAGGTTAAGCTCATGGATCAGGTCGTTGCCCATGGCGTTCAGCAACGCCACTTGAAAAAACTCGGTCGTCCATTTGCCCTCTCCGTAGGACGACTCCGACGACATGTAGAAATACTTGTCGGCCCACTCAACCGCCGTCATAGGCGGGTCAACTTCAAGGTTTTTCAGACCGCGCCGGACAGCCTCAACCAGATCCCTCATCCAGGGTGCCGATGTACTCATCTAATAGCTCCGGTATGCGATCTGCCAACCCAGCAGCGGCGTTACGCGTAACGGCAATTTCACTCTCAACAGCTTCCAAGTGACGGACACTGATATCGGGATGCTTGCGTTTCACGTTCTTGTGGACGGTGTTGAGGGTTGAAGCCAGCAGCGCGGACAAGCTGGCAAGGGCGAACACCATGAATCCGACCGGGACAAGCTCCTTATCCCCAATCTTGTTTTTGCGTGCCTGGGCGTCGGCTTGCTCACGGGTCAACCTCAGCCGCTCGCAATCGATCTTGTAACCAATGAGCGGATCGACCTCTAACGCGCCAGGTTGCTGCTTGCCGGTTTGGTGTTGCAGACGGTTGTCCACCACCGACCGAACGTCATAAAACGACTCTCGGCCGATCTTCGCGATGGCCGGGACGTCCCATTTATCAAAGGCCTGCACCGAAATACCGAGGCTGTCGGCCATGTTCTTCTTGTTCAGCCAGCCCGGCTGTCGCGTGATCGCGGTGATCTTCGAAGACATAACAACAACCAACCTCTGAAAAAGGGTCACACGTAGCGAATGGGCGGGGCCCGAATTACCCCCATGAGGGGTGGGGGTCCGGGAGTACCTTTGGTTTCTCGCCCAAGCCTGCCTGTCAAGCGAAAAAGGCGATGAAACCGAAGAAAAGGGAACTTTTTTTCACCATTTCCCTGCCTTCCCGTCGACTACAGCCATCAACGAGCCGAAGCCATCGCTTCAGCCCAGGCGGTGGCTGCGTCAGCCTGATAGTTCGCGTTGACGATGTTCTGCCCGATCTTGAAGAACGGGAAAATGGTTCGATACCTGGGTGCTGAATCCGCGAAGATGAACACCGGCCGAACTGCATCGCCCATGCCCATAGACCTGCGCTCCCACACACCCTGCGTGCCGTCAACATCACCTGAGAAGAAGCGATAGGCGTTGCCCTTACGTCGACTTCTAGCACTGCCACTGGCGTTTGCCTGATAGCCCCGCGTCGATTCAGCAGCCCCCAGACCCGAGAGGATCTTCAACATCGTGCCGCGTGACACGTTGCCGTACTGATTCATAAAAGCCGTGGTGGGTACGGCGTATTGGCCGCTGCGCATAATGCCGCGCGCTATCAACGATTTCTCAAAACGCTTGTGAGGCCGCAGGCCACCACTCACCGCCTGCTGAAGGTAAGTGTCGGCAGGAATGCCCGACGCCCATGAGTCCTTAAAGTAGACCTCAGCGGCTCGCGCCTTGGTGGCCATTTTTACGAACAGACTGTTCAGCGTGGTCGGGGTGGGCCGGTCCAAGCGTTTCTGCATCACCGTAATGCTGCCCTTCTTGACCCGCTGGGCCAGTAAGGTCGCGGTGCGAGCCATCACAAATGGAATTTGCTTTTTCTCTAGCTCCCGCATGCCCGCAGAAACAGGGAACGCGTCCAGCGACATGTCGACCTTGAACATCGTCCCTCCCGGACTCTGTCGATCTACTGATCGTTAGTGGTACGGCCTGAAGCCGGGTCGCTAACGCCCGCTTTACGTGCCAAGAATTGCGTGTACAGGCCACCAGCAACATCTGCACCTATCACGGCAATTACGATCCCCAAGCCGGCCGCCAGGTAGAGGTTGTTCCACAGGGCCATTGCGAGCAGCAACGTTGCCATACCCAACAATCCCGAAGCGAGAAAGCGCAGTGCTACCCGCTGAAGGATTTGGCGAAGGCCCAGATCGCTGCCTGATGCGCGAAGCATTTCTCCAGACAAACCGGCGAGGCTCAGCAGAACCAACAACCATAGAGGTACATCGGTCAGTGCCTGATGCTCGGAGTTCATCTTGAGTCCTCAACTAGGTCGGCCTCCAGGTCGCTGGCATCCGCTTTAGGCAAGGAGACAGGCGTGGGGCCGAAAACAAAAAAGCCCTGCTCAATGGCAGGGCTTGAAAATGGGAACAAAAAACCCGGCTCAGTGGCCGGGTTTTGGAGGCGTCTCGCTGCGTTCACAGCAAAACACGCTGCTATAAAATCAAATCTATTCCGTGCGGAAAAGCTTTTTTTCCAAAAAAGAAGCTTGGAGTGCCCCTTTATTAATCCTCTTCGTCCTCGCCAAAGTATGGAGAAACGTCCTGAAACCCTAAAGCAAGCTTGTAAATTACCTTAGCCACTGGCTCACATATAGAATCGATATCGCCCCGAGCTATGACGCCATTACCAAACCCATGAAAGACCAGATTGCGCACTAGATAATATTTGTTTTTTTCAGAGGCCTCAGGATTCTTTCCAACCTTATCCAACAAAACCGAACAGGCCTGCTCAACACTTGCGACCTCTTCAGAATGTTCCTTCCTTAAAAAATTAAAAACTCTCTTTATACGGTATCCTTCTGCACTCTTCTTACCAAGATCCGAAACAAGCTCTCTTGTTTTCCAAGCATCACTAGCGTACCCACCAGAGCTGACGACCTTCAAAAAATCTTTAACAACACTTGCAAAAATATTATGCATTAATATTTCAAAAAACTGGTACTGCAAAAAAAATCTAACTATTGGATCGCACTTTATGGCGTTAGCAGGCAGCACATGCTCCTTTAGAAAGCAGAAGCATGCTTTCTTCAAGTCGGGATCTATCGACCTAACATAGATTTTCCCAATCTTATTGAAAGGTTCTTTCTCATTCTTTTCCTTCAGCTCACCCACTTCAAAATCAAATACATTAATTTCTGCAAGGCTAACCAGAAATTCTTCAACTAGCTCATCCGCTTGTTCACGAGGAACCGCCAATCTTTCCACACCATAAACAGCGACAACAAGATCATCCCCATAAAAATCTTGCAAGCTGTATGTTTCACCCCAAGATATGGACACTAGTGATGCTTGTCCTCTAGAACTTTTTAAGAGTTCTAGCACTCCTGCCCAGGCGTATGCAGAGCCTACCTCTTGACCCTCGGAGCACAAATTGGAGGTATCTAAATACAATGTCGACGCTGGAAAAACAAAACCAACTGGCTTCTGCGCTTCCGAGACTTTGAGCCTGACTTCAGCATAGTCTCCTTCTTGCCAATAATTGCTTTTACAGATTGAAGCTATGTACTCATAGCCTCTAACCTTTTCAAAGTCTGCCGCGAAATTTGGAACCCGAAGAAAAATTGATTCCTGCTCCTCCTCCTTCTCCTTACCATTCCACAATTCCAAAAGCACACAGGAGTCCCCCTCCACCACTCTCGGCAAACCAACGGGAGACAGGTCGATAAGCTCATCATCATGTAATACTTGCATAATCAAAAAAGCTGCGTTCTGGTTTTATGCAATGCACTGTCAATACTAGCCCGAAGATCTTTAAAAGAATCTCCTTCCGAGTTAAACAAATCTCTAAAGTAAAACTGGAAAAACATTCGCTGAGCGTTACCAATTTTTTTGGTGTTTTTGGAGATCCAGTCAAGTGCAGAGTTTAACTCAATAAGAAAGTCCTCTGGCCCCGTACTAAAATACAATCCATCACAAACACCCAAAATATCTTCTAGATTTCTGACCACTCGGTGATCTTTTAGTTTACCAACAGCTGCGCCAAAGCCTGCAAACACCTGAGTCTTTTTAAAGCACTGCTTCGCATCTTTACCCCAGAGCGCCTTACCTTGAACATAATCTTTTGAAATAGATACATCAGCGGCCAACTCTGAAACCTTAGTAAGAAACTTATGTAAAGAATTCACATATTCCTTAAACAAATCTCTATCATTATTTTCATGAGACAGCTTTTCTAGACTTTTAATATTTTCAAGTAGATCAGTTCGCTCCAAAGGCTGCTCATTCCTTTCAAGATAGGAATTAAAGCCCTCAATAACTTCTTTAAAATTGTATTCATTCAACTGAGTTGCATGTTCACTATCAACTTCCCTTACAAACCTAATACCTTCAACGCCGGTATTATGGTACTCCCAATACAACATTTCAATCTGTTGCCGGAGAGACATTGGGGTCTGCCCACTATTTAGGGTCAACATCCTGTAAAGAATACCGATTTTATTAAGCCCCATATAAACTTCGACTCTAATAGGGGTTTTCTTAATAACGTCAAGATCTTGCTGTGATGTTTCAGCAATAACATCTTTAAAAGAGTGCGTTCGTTGCAAGCCATCCAATACTAGTAAATCGCCCCTACGACGGTCAATAGCTTCGATTACTGCTGCATTATCTCTTGGTGCTTGGTTTCCATTTTCACGAACATCAAAACTAAGCGCCAATACAATAGGGGGTATAACACAACCTCGCTTAATGTCGTCTCGAAGAAGTGAATAAACGGTCTTAGAAGATGTAACCCTTTTGCGCTGGAATGGGTTTTTATCCATCGCATCAGTTATTAAATCGAGATACTCTCCAAGAGTAGTTTCGATCAAAACATTTTCCGAATTAATGCGATGATCATAAATCCTAGACTTTACTTCCATTTCCCACCCCAAGACACCAGTAGACAAAAAATCAATACTAGAAAACGACAAAATCAAATCAAGCTTTAAATCTTTTGAGCAAACCGTTGCGATCAGCTAGACAAAAATGCAACTTAGCAGAACACCTCGACCGAATCCACCTTGGACTCAGCCTTTTCTACGCTACTTTCCTCATAAAATCCAAAGCACAATCAATCCAAGCAGCTCCCGCTCTGGCTAGCTCTCTAGCTTTACCCTCGCTAATTCCGTAGTGCTTGCCCACCCGGGTCATTGGCCATTTGGCTCCGTAGTATAGCCAAATAATATCCCCCATCTGCTGATCGCGGTGAGCGAGTTTAGCGACTGCATTGTCTACGGCCATCGCCCAGTCATCAGTGATGCAGTAATTTTTGCTTACAGACACTTGCGGCATCGCCTGACGCATCAGAGCAAATGTAGGAGAAGCACAACTAGGCACCCCAGCACCGTCTATCCGCCACCAACCCCACTGCTCCAACAGATACTCGGTGTCGCCTAACGGCCGGCCTGCAGGCTTACGAATCATCATGCTCTCAATCCCCTGTGTAATTTGTTCCGCCTGCTCCCAGGCGGTTTGGTTGCTCGTATTGGCTTTGTGGCCCTATCGGTGCTGGAGGAGTCTTTAACGCCAAGACTTCGCGCTGTACCTGCTGCAATTTGAAACTCAATTGGGTGACCAACTCGTCGACTGAAAGCACCAACTTGGTCCCCTGAACAACCCAACCTGAGCCGTTGCAATCCGTGCAAACCAGCTCATAAAACACCCCCGCCACTACCGCCTTACCCTTGCAGATCGAGCAGGGTTCAAGCTCGATCCGCTCCCGCTTAAAGCCAGGCCCCTGTCGTTTCTGCACGTTTTAAAACCTCGCCCTTAACAAATTGTGGTTCTGGCTCGAAGGCCCCACCGTTCAAGGCGTCTACGAGGTTTTGCGAATCTTCATATCTAACGCCTGTCTGCGCGTGAATGGCATTGAAGCCGCGCGCGTCTAACCAGTTGTGCCACTTCACCAACGCCAAGCGGCGCTGCTCTTTCGCCTGAGTGTTGATGTACGTCGAGGCGATCTTGCCGAGCGAGTGGTTGAGCAGCATCTCGCCGATGTGGCCGTCGACGCCAAGGTCAGTCCAGGCAGTTCGGGCTACCTTGCGCAGGTCGTGACTGGTCCAGGCGCCCTGCCCTAACCGGGTGAATACAGCGCTGGCTTGGTTGTCGCTCAGCGGCTTGCCACGGCGCGAAGGGAACAGAAAGGCCCCGTCATAGCCCTGGGCAGCCTGGCGTTCACGGTAACGGCGCAGCAGTGCACACACCTGATCGGTCAGTGGCACGCGCAATTCGGTTTTGGTCTTGGTGTGTTCGGCGGGCAGGAACCATTCACGCTCGGGCAGCGCAATGTCAGCCCACCGCGCCTGGCGGGTTTCACCGATCCGGGTGCCGTGGCACAACATCATCAAGGCCAGCATGGCGTCACCTGGCGCGCTTTCGAAACGCTCAGCCAGCAGCGTCACCAGTTCGGGTAACTGCACATCGCGCAGACGGGCGGTCTTGGGCTGAATGCGCGCCGTGGTGAAGTGGCTGAACTTGAGTTCGGCCGCAGGGTTAAAAAGGATCAGGTCCAACTTGCGCGCCTGACGGAAGGCCATGGCGACCAGGCGAAACAGCTGCTGAACGTACGACAGTGACAGCTCCTCCTGGGCTGGCCACATCAGCAACTTGTCCAAGGTCTGGGCACTCACGTCGGCGAGCGGCAAACCTTCCAAGCGCGGCTTGAGTTGGCAGCTGATCGCGGACTTGATCGCTTTACGGCGTTTATCGGACAAAGCGCGCGACTTGGTCATGCGTTCACTGAACCAGTCCAGCAACTCCCCCACCGTTACCCACCCCGAAACGCTGGCGGCACCATCCGCGGCTACGCGCAGTCGCACCGCAGGCAAGGCCGCGATGACTTGTTTTGTGTTCAGATCAGGAAAGGCACCGATGCGGTGCCATTGGCGCTTGTTGAGCAAGTACCAAGAACCGCGCGCGCGATTCTTGGCAAAACGAAAGTGCAATGCAGGGTGGCCGGCATCACGCAGGTCACGCACATGCTCGAGCTTGGCTTTGCGCACAATCTCAGCATCTGACAATTTTACTGTCAGGGTTTTGATTTGGGTATTCAAACGTTGCCCTCCTTTCGGGCAAGTAGGTCAACGACCTCAAAAGTCGATGGCCACATCCAGTCGCCGTAGCGCTTGGCCATGGCCTCATCAGCGAACAAAGCCAGCGCATGGTCAGGCAGGACGTCCATGTCCAACTTGAAGGCGCAGCAATGCACCGCATAGCGGTAATTGGCGAGGACCGGAACGGCCAGGCGAATCGGTGCCATCAGTTTTTTTCCTTTCTGTAACGACCGGCCAAACTGCTGACCTTTTCGGGTTTGGTCGGCTCGACCCAGCCCGCTGCGAGCTGTTCGAACCGGCTGTACTGACCGTGGAAAGTGGCACGCACGGTGCCGCCGGCAATGTCACGGCCCTTGCCGATAATGATTTCGGCAATGCCTTTGGCTTCGGAGTGTTCGTGGTAGACCTCGTCGCGGTACACGAACAGGATGATGTCCGCGTCCTGCTCGATGGCGCCGGATTCGCGCAGGTCAGAACACAGCGGGCGCTTATTGGGCCGCTCTTCGCATTTACGGGAGAGCTGGCTGAGCAGGATCACCGGAACGCCCAGCTCGCGGGCCATGAGCTTCGCGTTGCGTGTCATGTGGCTGACTTCCTGCTCACGACTGGACGTTCGCGAATCGGACTCCACCAATTGCAGGTAGTCGATGACAATGAGGTCCAAGCCGTACCGACGCTTATGGCGGCGAGCCGCCGAGCGCAGTCGATTCATTGACATCGACGCGCGATCCGACAGGAACAGATTCGACTTCTTGAGCTTGCCGGCGGCACTCATCAGCTCGGCGGCGTGGGTGTTAGGGGCTTTGCCATTTTTGATCAGCTGTAAAGGCACTCGCCCTTCGGACGCCATGAAGCGATCCATCAGGCCCGTGTTATCCATTTCCAGACTGAACGCCATCACGCTTTTGCCATCACGGATAGCCGCGTGAGACGCAATATTCATCGCGAGCGTGGTTTTGCCCATGGCTGGACGGCCAGCAATGACGATCAGTTGGCCAGGCTTGAGCCCTTGCAGCTTCTCGTCCAAATCAGGAATGCCAGTGGACAGGCCGTCAATTTCGTCACCACGATCAGCCCGGGCCTGCAGCACCTCAATGTAGTCGTTGAGAAAGTCCTCAGCCTTGACCACTTCGGATGTAGCCGATTGGCTGTCAATGGCGTGGGACTCAGCCTGTACCGCTGCAACCTTGTCAGCCGCTGGCTGTTCACCGTAGGCGATGTCGTTGATCCGCACGCTCAGTTCGATGATCGACCTATCCAGGCTGCGCTCACGAACCGTTCCGGCGTAGGAAGCGGCGTTCGCAACACTCGGTGTATTGCGGGCAATTTCTGCCGCGTAAGCAAACGAATTCGCGCCTCCAGACAGATCCCCCACATATACACCGACGGTCACGATATCGACGGGATGGCCGTCACCGTGCAAGGCCAAAATCCCGCGATACAGTTCAGCATTTTCCTCGTAGTAAAAGTCCTCAGGCGCCAAGTCGGCAGCGAGTATGTCGATCAACTCAGGGCGCAAGAGCATGGCCCCCAGCACGCCGTGTTCGGCTTCCAGGCTGTAGGGATCACGCATTGTAATTACCCTCCACGACCTTCACGAAGTTGCTCGGGGCAATCAGCCAATCGAAGTTGCAGCGAAAAGGACTACCACCAGAGGCTGAAACCTTGCCCATCAGAAACTCGCTGGAGCGCACCAGGGCGAAGTACTCGGCCCAGAAACTGAGATCCTGATGAACATCGCTTTCGTTCCAACGTGCGTTGACCTTGGCAATTCGATCCTTGGTCAACAACATGACCCGAGGAAATTCCGGGATCGTTGCGTTGAACAAATCGACGATTGCCTGGGCTGGGCATTTCGACTTCGAAATTTTCGTTGGTTGCTCAGCTCCAACAAGAGGTGATGGTTCACATGATGGTTCTATTACGGTTCTGGGTGCGGCTGCTGCGGGGGTTTGCGTCGTGAGCTGCGGGGGTGGTGGTGCATCTGACGCGGGGTGCGCCGCTTGCGGGGGTGCATAAGATGCGGGGGTCAGTGTGTAAATCGTCGAACGCCCCATCCGTTCCCGGACAGACAAAATACCTACCTGGCCGAGCCACTTTATGGCGGCCTGAACAGTCCTTTCAGCAAGGCAAGTACGCTCAGAGATACGAGCGACGGAAGGCCAGCAAACACCCTCGTCGTTTGCATTGTCAGCCAGCGAGATTAGGACTGCTTTTTGCGGGCCACTCATGCCTTGCAACGGCCAGCACAGGCTCATGATGATGGTACTCATGCGGGAACATCCTGGGCAGGTGCCAGGGAAGCCTTCAAGTAATCGAGGCATTCACGGCGGAATTGAGACTTGGATGCATGCGAGTATTGGCCGCTGATCATCAGGGCAGCATTCATCGCTGCGGATTGATTGGTGACTGCGTGTCGCGACACCTTTTCGGACTCGCCGGGAAGTGTCGCGACATCTCCAGAAGTATTGACTGGGGGGGTGTTTTTGATCATTATTGACCTCGCTAAAACGCTCTACTGAAACCGCCCTGCCAGGCGGTTTTTTTATGCCTGCAACTCAGGCGATATGGGGGCGACGCATCCGTGGTAGCTTTTTGCTTCCGAACGAAAAGGCCTGGGAGGCCGGACATGACAAATGAAAGAATTCCAACGATCAGTCGCGAGAGGCTCCTGAAAGAGCTAAGTGAACTGCCTGAGGGCGCTGAAATTAGCTTTTCAGGCCTGCGTTTTGTTCAGTTCCGGCAATCCCTTCAGAACCCTCCAAGATTTCAGATCGTATTCGATCCACAGGTGTACCGAACGGCGGCAGGCGAAGTGGTGGTTGATAACCCTGAATGAAGTGATACGCGATCTGGCATGCCTCCTCGGCAGAGCGAGCGGGCCCTGTGGAAACAACTTTGCCGCCAACTCGAACAAGCACGCCGAGCCCATCAAGATCTGACGAGATCAAAACGGTAATACGGCGTTGTCCACGCAAGGCCTCGGCCTTGGCATACAGCGCCTTTGCTTGAGTTTCCAAACGTTCAGCCTCATAGATGTCCATCACGTAACCGTCTGCCTGAACGTCAATAGCACCTACTACTGTCACGCCCTCGCTTTGCTTGCCCATCTCTATTCCCTTCCTATGCACTGTCTGAATTAACAGCTGATACGTACTCGCTTCCGCAGATCAGCAAATCGCCAGATAATTTCGTCAATCAACGACTGCAAGCTTCGCGGCCTGAGAAGGAAACGGACGAAATTCTGTAGCCCTGCATGTTCCGTCAGGATTCTCAATGACTCGGATATCCCTTCCTGCCGATATGGCTTTGTGAATAGCCGGCGGTGACACTCGGAGCTGCCGCGCGGCTTCTGACTGCCCCTTTCTGGCCACAAACTCATCGAGCGAGCTTTCTTTCATGGTCGTGCCTCAAATTTCCTTCGGGCAATATTAACCATCTGTTAACTTTTATTCAATACCGATGGTTTCTTCCAGCTAATAACCAATGGTTATAGATTGAACATATGACGAAGAAGCGAATCCTCCCGCCCGATAGGCTTGCCGAGTGCATTGCCGCTCACGAACTTTTCTTGGCAAAGAAAAACGAACTGAAACTTAGTCAGCGAAAAATCGCGGATGCGGCGGGAATGACACCTTCCGCAGTGAACCTTTACTTCAAAGGTATCAATCCACTAAACGCTCAGTTCGCAGCCGTACTATCTGAGCAACTGCAAGTGCCGGTTGAGCGCTTTAGCCCTAGGCTTGCGGAGGAAATTGACAAGCTCACCAGGGCCGCACCAGAGCGCCCAGCAGTGGAGAGCAACGCAGTTTTGCTAGGTCCAATGGATGTTTGGGACGACGACACACCACTGGATGATGATGAGGTCTACGTGCCATTCCTCAAGGAAGTGGAGCTATCCGCAGGAACGGGAAGGACCGCAATCGAGCGCTCCCCAAAACAAAAACTGCGATTCGGAAAGAAGACGCTGCGGCGCCAGGGCGTTCAGCCTTCAGAAGCTGTTTGCGTAACAGTCGCGGGCAACAGCATGGAACCAGTGCTGCCAGATGGAAGCACCGTAGGCGTCGATCGAGGGACAACATCCATCATTGACGGGAAGATGTACGCGCTAGATCACGGTGGACAGCTACGAGTCAAAACCCTCTATCGCCTCCCTGGCGGCGGGATAAGAATGCGAAGCTTCAACCGGGACGAGCACCCGGACGAGGAATACACGCAGACAGATATGCTCAATAACGAAATCGCCGTACTTGGAAGAGTCTTCTGGTCGTCTGCCCTGTGGTGATAATTCCCGACCACAAAATAATCCCGCCCCGAGCGGGATTTTTTTGCTCAAAACAAAATAGTCAACCATCGGTATTGACCAAAATAGTAAACCGATGGTTAACTATCTGTCATCGCCGAATAACAACCGGCCAGATGGAAGGCAGCGATGGACCGGCCTAAACGGTTCAGAGGGTTGGCAACTGACCCAGGCGTGCAGCGTAAAGCGCCAAGACGAGTTATCCAGCGGGAGAACAAGCCGAAAGGTCCGCGGCTGGACAAACAATTTGACGGGGCCGGCGGCGACGCCAGCAGCGGGAAGCCGGCAGACGACACCAGAAGATTTCACGTCAGCGCCTATATCGGGCGCTTTCGGAAAACAACCGGGAGTCAAAGCGATGGACGAAATCATCAGCGGCGCATGGAAGGGTCACCTCGGACGCGGCCTTGCGCCAAAGGAATTGCAGTATCTGCTGGGAACCGCCCAGGGTATGACGGCCAAAGAAATAGCCCGACAGTTCGATGTGGCAGCCTGCACCGTGGCAAAGCGTCTTTCATGCGCGATGTTCAAGCTTGGTGTAACCCGCCAGGCTGCTGCCGTTGCCGAGGCAGTGCGCCGCCAGATCATCTCACCGATGTGCTTTACACTGGCCGCGCTGATTGCCATGCACGCAATGATCGGCGACGACGTAATGCGACGTGACCGCCGGATCCCAGAGCGCCGTACCGCCCAGGTACGAATGGTGCGGCACTCAGAGCAACCAACGCTCATTGCTTAAACAAAGCCAATTCAAAGAGGTACACTGCATGCACGCATCAGTTCAACAGCGAGTCGAAGTGGCTGCGGCCTTGCGAGTTCGCACGCAGATTGCTACTGCCGAGTTCTATTCTCTAATTGGTAGGGAGCAACCCGTACAGAAAATTCGCTACCAAGTCGTAACTCGCGGCAAGGCCTACCACATCGTGGAATGGGCGACCGGTAAAGTCAGAGGGTTTCGCTGGACGCACAAGGCCGCTGTCAGCTTTGCCGAGTTGCTGGAGCTGGATCGCCTAGGTTCGGCAGAGGAGAATCAAAAAAAAACAGGCTCGATAACACAATAGGCAGACTGTCTAGATTTACCCGCCCATGCAATCGAAGAGGTTGACCATGGATAGAGACAACTTACAGATCCACGTAACTAGCGCACAAAGAAGGAGAAACAAAAAGCTCGATTTTGTTCATTTCTGCAAGCCGATAGAGACGTCCTTCCCAAACTTTATTATGGAAATCTTGCGAGGGGAAAAACTCGCACTCTCAAACACCACCAGATTATCCCCCATCGCTTCTATAAGTTGATACTTGGGATCACCTTTCACGTAGACCACGGGCAAGTCCTTCAGAGTTCCCGATGAAAGCTCATACCCTTTGGCCCTACCTACAATATTAGGAGCTGTATAGACGGCCAACGATATGCATAAAAACATTTGTAAGACCTGCATTAAATCGATGCTCTTAAATCCCTCATTGAAAACCAAATCGTAAATATAACAACCTACTGAAACACCCAATAAAAAACCACTTATCTGGCCCAGATAGTATACAGAAGGCGAGTACTTCGGAAATGGATCTAAAAGCAAATAAAGCGCAAACATAGCCGAAACCAGTACAATGAGGCCTACGAAAACAGCTAGCCATCTACGTAAAAAATTTCGTTCAATAGGTGTTCGACTAAGCCCCCATGAAACCACAAGACCAATTATTACATAAAGGAAGACCATAGCTCCCTTCCGGACAAAGTATTCTGTGGGCACGGTATTGATTAACCAAGACGCGCCCATCCGCTCAAACATATATCTGAACTCAAAAAAGCCAGCGATGCCAGCTATGAATGAGGTTACTCCCAGTATAGAACCAAGCTTGACCGCCCATTCGCCCAAGCTGTTAAGAGTGAAAGCGCGCTCAGTCATTAGATGGAAGAACTTGTTCTTGCGACGTTTGCACTTTTAACTTCCTCTGTGCTTGTTTTTCGGCAAGTGGTTCTACTCTTCTGAATACCGAAAAGAGAATTTTCATTTTCATTAGAGGGTTACCATCAACCCGCGCATCTAACACGCAACGTTGCCGCTCAGACAAATCCAAAACCTGCTCCATTCTTTCAGACGCTCTTTTTACAAAGTTTGTTTGACCCACAGTCATACCCCCAACATCAGAAGCATCAATATCAGATAACTTCATTTCTGAGGATCGGGCATGCAAACTCTTATATGTTTGAACAGCTGTCTGGTAAACAACTGCGACAGCGGCAACCATCACACCGACATGAAACGCAGCCTCAAGAATAACCGCCAATTCAATATAACCAGGCGAAGCATACTTTATCTTTTCGATTTCAGGCTTGCCGCTTTCGGGAATCCCTTTGAAAAGATTGTTAAAAAAATGAACCGTGCTATAGCCACCACGCCAGGGAAATTTATTATATACAAGCTGTACCTTGCGCTCATCACTTCCCCGCAAGTCACCCAAGAGAGAAAAGGCAAAACCATAAACTCGAGTGTAATTATGCGTGACCTCGGACAACTCCTCTAGAGACCAATTTAAGTCCAATAAAAGCTTAGTGGTATCATTTTCCATCAACGAGTCCTATATGAGATCTTCCATGTCTGCACACTCGGAATTTGACTTCGAGCATAGCACGAATCGGCAAGGTAACAGCATGCGCCAAGTAGCACAACGCCATCACAAATTATGGCTTTGTGCGCGATTCTCAATCACCCGGTTACGGAGGCTGTCTGCCGCGCCGAACACAACGCCCTCCCCTAATGAACTTCGGATCAGGACTTTAGCTGTCCGAACAGAGCCGTCACCCGTTAGACCAAAGGACGAACTCTAGCTTGCGATACGAGAATGCTGCGGGCGAGTGATGTGTTCGCCGACCAATCGGTGCCTGTCGACTCAAAACATCACGACAATCACTGGCAGCACCCTCCTTCCAGGCATACCGTTAAAGGCTGACACAGAGGCAGCCTCCCCTCGTCATGAAATTTTCGACGCGTGACCTAGAGCTTTCGCTGCTGCCACTTTGATATCGAGGTGTACGGTGGAGTTAGCGGTAACAATATCTATTAATGCCTGCCGCGCATCCTTGCCACCTGCATAGCCCAAGCCTTCAGCTGCTGCGACTTTTATATCTAAATGCACGGTTGAGTTTCCAGTCATGGTTTGAATCAACTGCGATACAGCTTCAGATGGCGTTGCCATAAATACTTATCCCTAAGACATTAATTGAGGAGTCGCGATACTAGGTAGTTTGGCTCTCCATAGCAATTCATCTTCCCCCCACCTTTCCCATCTTCTGCCGCGCACAGCAGCGAGGACAACACATGATAATGAACAAGACAGCGCTGCCCAGTGCGGGCAGCGGGAGGTAACTATGCAAGCAGAAATCTTATCGGATAAGGAGCTTGCGGACCTCACCGGCTACAAGCTCAGAGCACATCAGCGTAAATGGCTTAGGGATCGCAACTGGGTATTCATCGAGAGTCGCGGCGGTCGGCCCTTGGTCGGACGGATGTTCGCGCGCATGAAGCTGGGCATGGTGAACCCGGCCATGGTTGAACAGAACCCACCGCCGGGGCGCCCCGTTTGGACGCCAGACTTCTCCAAGGTGAACTGATATGCGCCCCCGGAACCACGAAAACAGGGATTTGCCGCCTGGAATGGTGCGCCGTAAGCGCCCAAGGAAAAATGGCAAGGTTTGGATCGGCTACTACTACCGGGATTCTGCTGGCAAAGAGATCCCGCTCGGAACAGACCTGAGCAAAGCCCGTTTGAAGTGGGCCGAACTTGAGGCCAAAGACAAACCCGCCGATCTGACAACGATGAGGGGCATCTTCGACCGATATGTGCGCGACGTCATCCCAAAAAAGGGCGAGCGGACCCAGAAAGACAACATGGCCGAACTAAAACAGCTTCGCCCTACGTTTGATGAGGCACCTATCGATTCAATTACTCCGTTCAACATCGCAGGTTACCGTGATGCTCGCTCAGCGAAGGTTCGTGCCAACCGCGAGATCGCGCTCCTGTCCCACGTTTTCAACATGGCTAGAGAGTGGGGCCTCACGGAACGGGAGAACCCTTGCCAAGGCATCAGAAAGAATAAGGAGGCGCCGCGTGATTACTACGCCAACGCGGCTGTCTGGGATGCCGTCTACGCGGTTGCCGAACAAGAACTCAAGGAAGCCATGGATCTGGGCTATTTGACCGGCCAACGTCCGGCTGACGTACTAATCATGCGTAGCGACGATACCGAGGGTGACTACCTCCTGGTAACGCAGGGCAAGACCGGCCAGAAGCTACGAATCCTGATGCGTACGGAAGCCGGGGAAAACAGCTTGGGGAGGTTGTTTAGGGAGATCAGCGAAAGGAATGTCGGTCATTCGTCCAAGTACCTGTTGATCAACAGACACGGAAAGCGGATGACGAAGGGGATGTTACGCTTGCGATGGGACAGGGCGCGGGAAAAAGCCAAGCAGAACGCCATCGAACAAGGCGACCCGCTGCTCGCGGCCAAGATTGGAGGGTTTCAGTTCCGCGACATCCGGCCAAAGGCTGCGTCGGAAATCATCGATATCGGGGATGCCAGCCTGCTGCTCGGCCACAGCAAACAGGAGATCACCAAGCGGGTTTACAGGAGGATTGGCGCGACCGCGAAACCTACCAAATAG